CGCATGGTGAATTGAAATGTATCAAAAACTCTTGACAGATCAAACTTTTGAACAACCACGTTTTCAAAATTCGATTGTAACCATTCAAGATGCGTGTCAGAAAGAGTTTCTTGCTCATCTTTCTGATGGATTGGCATCCCTAATGCATAAACTGGAAGACCAGTTTTAGCCGCAAGAGTAGATGATACTGCAGAATCAATACCACCAGAAACACCAATAACAAATGCTTTAATATTAAATTGTTGTGTGTAATCTTTCAACCAAGAAACAATTCGCGTTTCAAGTTCAGAATAATTTTCGATGCGGTTCATTGTTTTTTCTCAATTTGTGTTTGAATCCATGCATATGTTTTAGCAATACCCTCTTCGAGAGTCATGGAGTAATTCCATCCTAACTTAGAACGAATAAGATCGTTGTTACTATTGCGACCACGAACACCCAATGGTGCGTTTAAAATATGTTCTTTTTCAACTTTTTTACCAGCAACTTTAGCAGTAGTATCAACAAGTTGATTAATGGTAACCATTTCTTCTGATCCAATATTTACAGGACCAATGAAATCCGAATTCATCATTCTACGTGTTGCTTCGATGCATTCATCAATATACAAGAAAGAACGAGTTTGTAAACCATCCCCCCACACTTCGATTGATCCACCTTCCTCTGGAAGATATGCGACTTTTCTGCAGATTGCTGCAGGTGCCTTTTCTCTACCACCTTCCCAGGTCCCTTCAGGTCCAAAAATATTGTGGTAGCGAGCAACCCTAACAGGGATACCATAATTACGGTGGTAAGCAAAGTATAGACGTTCCGAAAAAAGTTTTTCCCAACCATATTCAGAGTCAGGGTTAGCAGGGTAAGCGGATTCTTCGCGGCAATCGGGATTATCTGGATCAAGTTGGTTGTATTCTGGATACATACACGCAGATCCAGAATAAAAGATCTTGGTCACATTCTTGCCAAGACGCTCATTCATCTGACGCTGCATCTCAAGAACATTCAGATTAATCGTGACTGAATTATGCATGATGTCAGCATCGTTCTCACCAGTGAAAACAAATCCTGCCCCACCCATATCAGCAGCAAACTGATAGATCTCATCAAACGATTGAATATAACGATAAGGAATTGACTGATAGAAGTTCCCGCGATCATTTTTATATTCAAGGACACGACGAACAAAATCTACATCACGAAGATCTCCAAGAACAAACTGATTTGCTTCGTGCTTGGAGAACTCTGGATACTTAAGGTCTACACCACGAACCCAATAACCTTCGGATTTCAGTCTGCGAACCATATGACTTCCAATGAAACCACCAGCACCAAGCACAAGTGCTTTCTTAATGTATTGACTCATAAAATCATAAACTCTATACTATGTATTATACTAAAAAAGGTGGATTTATGCAACCCACCTCTGGTAACTCAGGCTCGCCACTTATTCTTTAACTGGAAATAAGAAACCAGGCGGGAGTAACCTCCATCCGCACCAGTCGGCATATTTAAAGTCCATCCGACGAGGACATAAGGGGGTCAAATTGGTTCCACCACTTGATTTTACGAAATCAAGAAAAGTTGGAATAGTTTTGTGATTTCACTAATTCCAAAGAATGCACATAAGAAAAGTACATCCCATAGTTTGAGTTTAATTGCAAAAGGAACCGTAAGAAGTCCACCAATGCATTTAAGAATCAAACCATTTTTAAAATCTCCCCACAACATGATTTGATAACCAATAATGAGAAGAAGATTTCCAATGTATCTTAGTAGACTAGATTTTGATATCATTAAGATATTTAAGCGATCTCAACAGATTCAAGATCTTGTGCGATATATTCCATCAAAATGTCATAATCATCCAGTGGATCACCAGAAAATACTACGCCTTCGTTTTCATAATAACGACGAACTTTTTTATAAAGTTTTGGATTTTTCACATCAAGATAAAAATCACCGTTAGCAGCAAGAGTAAGAGTGCTAACATCTTTTTTAAACTTTTGAATCAGAGACATTGTTTTGCGTTGTTTACCTGAATATTATAAGTGATTTGGACCCTGATGTCAAGGTGTCCAATTTAAGAAGTGGTACAGGGTCATCATTTGGTTCGATGAATTACCATAATTCCAAGAATAGGAATCATGATCAACAAATAACTTAAAATGAATAGTGTTACTTGATGATTTAAAATGTATCGTACAGTATCTATCATTTTATATATGCGTGATTAAGACTCCAATAAAGTAGTATTCCAACTATTCCAAAAATAGTTAGGGCATTGTAAATGGTTTTTTTCATAACATTAATTGAGTGTGATTTTCATCCATGAGAATAATGGTGGAATAATACCAATTACTCTTAGTAATCCTTCTGCATATAATCCCAAAACTACCCAACCTACACATGCACTGATGATTGTTGCATTACGATTATGCTTACGAATTGCTTCATCAATCATCTCTTGAACTTCTTCACGAGTCACAAACTCACTTTGAGGATTCATCATTTTTCATCTCCAAATAGTTAGAAAGAGGATCAATACGAGTTTTTACAATTTGACATGCCCGATGATAGTACATATTATCGAGATTACCAGATTTCTCAAACATTGATTTAATCTTTAACCAATTATTGTAAGTTGAGTCGTCCATAGGACTTTGCAGATGACACTACTAGTTATCATAGCGAGATCTTTAAAGGTGTCAACAATGTGTGAATATCAAAACTTAACGTATCTCAAAATCCAATCGTCTAACTTGACGTTGACGACGGGCTTCTTGCCACATGATATCTTCGTTGGTTAAAACACCAGGTTTTTTCTTGTTTTGATAAGAATTTAACATTACAATCATAGATAAGTCATTTGCTGAAATCTTATCTCCACGAATTGTTGCCATATTTGGGCAACCACATGATACTGATCGACTAGGATGCCCATCTAACTCCTTTCCACAGGAGCGACATCGAATTTTTAAATTTTCCATAATTTTAATTATTGTTGTATTTGATTTTCTTGAGGAATGATCATTGGAGTGAGTTCAGAATCTTCTACCGATAATTTAGGAGTTTTTTCTATCATTGATCTCAACTTCCATACATATTTACCATGAGATTCCATAAGGTCCTGTAATAAATTCTCTGTGGTATAAGATCTTTGATTTGACGCTTCCTCAGTTGCCTCAGTCAATAACTCAATTAAAATCATATTATCAGTCATCAATCTCTTAATCATTTCATCAGATTTTGTAATTGGTTTCCCAGGAATGATTTGTTTTTGTCCAAGTTCATCGAATTGATTTACATTTGAACCTTCACCAATAGTAGAAACTTCCACAATACGAGATAGAGTTCCAACTGGACGAATATTTAAATATCTCATATGTTCAGATAAACGATCAATTTCATCAAACATTCCCTCATATTGCTCACCAAAAAGAGTGTGAAGTTGTTGAAAATCGGGTCCAATTACATTCCAATGAAATACCCAAGTCTTATGAAATAAGAGAAAAAGATTTGCTTGAATATCGCTTAATAATTTAAATAGTTTTTCCATTATACTCTTTTTTGAGTATTTATGCAATCTTATCTAAAAGATATTCAACAGTATTGGCAATATCATTTTAATTATATAATTTTATTATTTTGATTTTTAGACTTTATCTCTTTTATTTTGATTAGTCATTCTTCACTATTATTTTTTTGAAAGCTTCCAGTCGAACTCGAATCGACCCCTCCAGAGTGGAAATCTGGGATGCTTGTCCACTAACACTATGGAAGCGTATGAGAGACAATCATAAGGTATAAAATCCAGATTGTCAAGTATTTGATGGATTAAGTGTGATATGTTTCAAGAACATAACAGGGACTTAACCTCTATCATATTATATATTAGAGTATTTTTGATTTTTTGTCAAGTGTTTCGGAGGAGGGTCGAACTCCTAATCCCTTACGGGCGCGGCATTTTAAGTGCCGAATGTATACCAATTCCATCACCGAAACAATAAGACCATAACAACTCAAAAAGTTATTATGGTCAAGTGATTCTGCTGAAACTCGAATTCAGTTCAGACACTTATAAGGTGTCGGCCTTAACCCATAGGCGACAGAATCATAAGATACCTTCCTGTTTGTGCTTTGTTAAGAAGCATTGTAGGGTTGGAATTTATAAGGCAACTATAACTCATAGAGTCTTAGTTGTCAAGTGATCGTCAGGGGAATCTAACCCCCTTTTTCGATGCTTTACGAGAATGCTGCATTCGACAGATTGCTAGACGAGCATCAGGTTTTTCGACCACCCCTTAAGAATACCACCGCCTCTTTTGTTTGTCAAGATCCCTTAAAGGTGAATTAAGATTTTGTGTTTTTATACGATAAAAGGAGCATTTCTGCTCCTCTCCTACCTTAAAGGTGCGAACTTAATAAGGCATAAGTATTTATTTGTTATTCAGCAGGCGTACCTGGATTCGAACCAGGGATAAGGCTTTAGAAGAGCCGTGTGATAATCCACTTCACCATACGCCCATAAGAGACCCTCAGGTTTGTGCGTCACTTCATAATACTCAAACTATCTAGAATTGTCAAGTATTATTTTGTTGAAGGATAGGCATAGAGGGTTAAATCGAATAAGGCAGGTGCGGTATCATCCCGAAGGCGTTCCCATGCTCCTTTTACTTTCCTTACCTTATCCATGAGAGAACAGAGGTAATCAAATCTCCGACCTAAGAAATCTTAGGATTTAAACAGAAGTCCCAGACTTTTCCAGATCTTCTATGATATGGTCTCTCAACCACCCCCTAAGAATATCATAGGGGTTAAAGGGTGTCAAGCCCCCTTGCGGGCATTTCTTTCCTCACTGATTTCTGCGCGGCGAATCTTAGCAAGTTTTGAGAACTCTAGTAGTGCTTTGCGAGCACGAGTACCTGCAGATGTATTACCTGAAACAAACTTCTCATCATCAATTTTCCATTGATCATAAGCATCAACCAGTTTCTGAATAGTATCGGACATAACAGTCTCCAAAATAATAACGATATTATATAGTCAAGTTTTAATTGCATCCATCATAAAAAGGAGCACAAATTCGCATCTCACCACCAAGAGACTTACATTCATCAGTGTAACA